CGGTTACTTTTGTTGTCCATTGTCTTTTGTTTAACATTGTCTTTTTCTGGCTGGCGATAGTTCTGAATCTATTCAGGCTTTCATCTGATCTTATGCCAACAAAGCAAGCGCATGTTTTACCTTGTGCGTACCACTCCCCAAACAAAGGCACAAATTCTTCAAACTCCATGCCTTTTTCAAAGAAATCAAAGCTATCCCCATCTATTGCCATTTCTGGCATCTCTCGAATCCATTCTTTTTTCTTTTCCTTTTCCCAGCATATCCATTTTGGTTCATATACGCTTACAGCATTTCTCAATGATATTTCCATGCAGCACCAATAAGGATCTACAACATCACTGTATTCTTCATACATTTTGTGAGCGTGGTCTATCGTCAATTTATACTGGCCTTCAAGATCAACCAATAAAACACCTATTCTTTTGCCCCTCTTTCTAGCCTCATCACAAACTAGGTGCATCATTACAGTCGAGTCTTTACCCGCACTAAATGACAAATATATTTTTTCAAAATTATCAAACGTCTCAACAATACGCTCTTTAGCTGCAGTCAACACATCAAGCCCTAGTCTGATTTTTGGCATAACCCCTCCAAATGCCTTTCTTCCCATAACTTTATAGCTATATCCGCTACATCATTGGCATCATCTTGTTGTTGCTGTGATAAATAACCCCACGCCTCTCTAACTATGCTCTCAGGGCATCCAAAGGCTAATGCACAAGCCGCATGTCCTATCCATGCTTTTCTATTTTGAGTCTGATTAGAAAGATTATGTTCGCATGATATTTTCCATTCTCTAATGACATTTTGCATGTGTTCGCCGTATAGCTTTGCATCACCAGTAAAGTCTATAGCTACTTTCAGATATGACTCTTTCTCTTTTACACTACGCCACATTCTAGAGTCAGTTTCTTCCCAGTCTGTATAGTGGTGATAAATTCTATCAATCAACATTTTCTAAGTCTCCATTAAATTCATCGTCAGTCAAATATGATGCTTCCCATGCCTCGCTAAATTCTTTATCGCTGAACATTTCAGCAAGTCCTGATATTTGGGATAACCTTAAAACTTCGTCTTGATCCATTCCTAGCTGCTTGGATATCTTTTTTGGCGACCAATTACGGCGCTTTAATTCCACCACTATTTCTGACATAGCATCAATCTTATGTTTTCCTCTTGCTCGGTTATGCCTGATAGTTGAAGCAATACGATCATTTCTACCCTCGCAGTCTTCTTTTATTTCTACAATAGGCAAATAACCCATGATCCTGGTTGCAACCTTTTCGCTTTCCTTTCCTACTCGATTCCTGTGAAAACCATCTATAACCTCATAGCCTTCGTCTTTAGGCCAAGACACTATTGGTTGTGTAAATCCATCGTTCATTATTGATAGTTCTAGCAGCGCCATTTCAGGTGGTGCAACGCTATTAGGATTATAATCATTCGCTCCTACCGATTCAGCCTTAACCCATTTAACAAAATCAACTGGCTCATTTTTAAACGGGCTATATTTGCTTAATGCCTCTCTTATATTATTTATTGCATTTACTTTGTCGTCAAAATCCAAGTTATCAAGATGACAAAATATCCTTTCTACCGCCGCTATTATATTTATTGGCATAAATTCCTCTTTAAATTTTGCTTTATTCATAACTTTAATGCCCTTTGCCTAGACTTGTATTTTCTGTTCTTTCTGTATTTATCGTCAAATGTGACATCAACCAAGCCGCCACCTACCAGTAGCTTTAAAACCCTGGCTACCTCGTCATTGCCAATATGGACTACAGCATCAAGGTCTTCAATCCTATACTCTCGCTTTTCATTCATTGCCGTTAATACTTGATTTACTCTGTTCATAACCCTAACTCCGATTTATTCACCCTTCGCTTCCAGTTATCACAATCCAGCCAGACTGCCTCATGGCTTTTAACTTCACTATTACAGGCTCTGCACTCTGTATCTGCACTGAATAATCTTCGGGATTTCCTGCTTTCCCTCCATCTAGCGTGTGCGCATGATCTACAGTTTCTCATTTGTTTTTGCTCATAATGGAACTCCGTCTTTATCAAAAAATGCATCCATTTCTTCGACCATAATGTTTCTGTTGGTTCCTTTTACTTGACTGTATAATATCTGCATCCTTGCTCCCCGCTGACAACAGCATTTTAAAAAATGCTCATTCTCAGCCTTAAGCATTGTATTGTCAGTCTGTAGCATTTCAATGACATTAGCCGCTTGGTTGCTTAAATCAATTTCACCATCAGGCGATATTAAAATCGGAGCTAACTGTAGATTTTCTATTAGCTTATCTATATCACTCATAATCAACCACCTTCTACAACTTCGCGGACAGCCGCTATTAATGCGTTTTCCCACGCTTCGTCATCTTCCTCTAGATTCGCTGGATTCCCTTCGTCAGTGCAACATCCACATGGAGGATTGATATGGCATGAGCAATTACCGCCCTGATACTTTTCGTCCCATTGACTAAAAAGCTCTTGATATTCCGGCTTTAAAGCCATCCCTTTACGCATCATTAATTGTCCTTTCAACTTGCTCCATAGCCCAGCTTAAATTATCTTCTGGCATCTCATCAACTACATTATTGATGGACATTAACTCTGTATCTGCAACGCTACGCTTTGCGTCACCCCTTGCGTTTAAATTTCTGCCATACATCAACTTAAAAATTCTCTGGTTTTTTTCTGGCAACATAGAAAGCTGTTTTTTTAGTGTTGATCTTGCAAATTCCTGTAATTGTTTATTCATATCACTCTCCTATAGCCTATGTTATTTAATAAAGGTCTTCACTCATCCAGATCGTAAGCCTCATACTCACTATCAGAATCATCATGATACATAGCTTTCCCTTCGTCAGTTTCAATTAACGCATAGGCTTTCGTAAACGCCTCTGTTTCATTTTCTGCCTCAACTTCCATTACATATTTTTCGATTTCTTTTAATGTAATTTCGTATTTCATCTTCCAATCCTCGCTATATTCTGCTTACATAGTGCTATTTAATTGAACTTAGCCCTTGTTTTGTAACGGTGTATTTGTGCCACGGATACGGCTCATCACATGCCGTAATTAACCCGCGCTTTTCTAAATCCTTAACCGCCCTAACTAACCAAGGATGATCGCTCATATCCCATGTGCTAATACGGGGGCTGTCAAGAAGAACTATTAATACGTTTTCGCTTGTGCGCTGGTCTTTTTTCAAATCGGCAGCATCACCACTAAAGCTATCAAGATATATCGTTTTCTTACCTGCTTTACTCATCATCTATCTCCTATTATATTTTTAGGGTCATATCCCATATCTCGAATATTTCGTTTACACAAGGCCACTACTTCTGCCTGTGATTTGTTTTTAAGATCGTTATCCACGTATTGATTCGCTCTTTTCTTCAATCTTCTTGATGTTTAATTTTATAGACCTTATGCACCTTGCCCGATATTCTGATCTTGTTTCCTGCGTACCTCGACCCATACCGTCATTTCTGACTCGTTCATTTACTATCTCATCAGCCCAATATTTTTCAGTATTTATAGGCATGTAGCCAGATGTTTTAGGATCAGATCCAAAATGGTTCCTGCAAAACCAGGTATTTGATCCTCTAATACCATCGGTAGTTGTTCCTGCGTTTTTACAGCCGACTACCGCACAATCGAAGTGGCCTTTTTGCGCTTGAGATGGTCTTACCTGTCCGCACATGCACTTGCTTACAATCTCAGGTACATCTTTACCACAACCACCGCATTTCCAGAATTCCATTATCTTGTCCTCGCTTTTGCGTATTCATCAGCGCGGCGCATCCAATTACGCCATACTGCTTGCCAATCTATAAATGTTTTTCCGTTTGCCTTCCAGTGATCTACAAACTTGTGATGTTCAGCAACATGGTCGATAGACAGGCCTTCATTGCCAAACCAGACTAATGTTTGATTTGTAGGCTCAAAATCATCCGGTATCTTTTGCGCTCTTTTTTGTTTTTTAACAGCCTTTTGCCTTGGCGATTTAGCTGGTTTTTTTGTCTCGTCTCTATCTCTTTCTGTATCTGTATCTGTATCTGTATCTGGGGGCGTTTCTGAAACGTTACTGGAACGTTCCATTTTAGACCTATACTTTCTTACTCTTTCTGTAGAATTATCAGACACATACTGCCTAGAATTCCACTTTGCAGGCTGCCAGTTTTTATTGATTAATCCAAGCTCCATTAATCTTCTTCTAACTTCATCGGCATCTTTTATTTGCAATCCAAGTTTCATAGCAACCCTTCGATCTAGATGTTTTCTACTGTCTAAAACGCCTTGGCATTTAAGGCACATTATCGCTACAAAATGCCACCTGTCTTCAAAGGCAAGTAGATTCAATTTATCGTCATCAATGGCCTCAGCGTGTAGCCTAAACCACTTCATTTAAAAGCCTCGTCTATCTTGCTTTTCATATAATCTGGGTCAATGTTTTTTATTTTGCCGGCTATTATAAAAGGGTGGATGCCTGTTTTATGCGCTATGTATTGGCATCCTATTACTGCGTCATATTCCTCTACGCAACATGTTTGATAGCAAATATCTTCTAGATACATATCAAGTAAGGCTGTTATAGCCGGCTCAATATCAACCTTAAAAAACTCTCGATTCTCTGAATAACGGCTATCCTGAAGTTTTTCATGGGCTAGCTTTTCAAGCTCAACCATATCCTGAGTAAAAATCTCGAATTCTAATTTAAACGCCGCTGGAACCCCTGTAGTCTGCAATGATGGCTTTCTGCTTGCCCCGCCATACTTTGATCTGCCAATTTTTAGAAGTCCTGGCATTGACTCGTTCGATAAGATATAGACATATCCTGAACTCATTGGTATAATCCTCTTAGTTAAGTTGTTTTAGAACCCGCCTAGCCTCCACAGCCTGCGGGTTTTTTCATTTAGGGTATATGTCCGGCCTTAACTGATGCCTTGTCACCTTGCCTTTACACAGCTTTTCAATGGCTAGAACCCTTTCTGCTGGAACACCATTGTAAACCCATTTAGTAACAGCCATTGAAGTAACGCCCATTAATCTGGCTAACTCTGCCTGACTCCCCACTATATTCGATGCTTTGATTATCATATTCATAGGCTATAGAATAAACTACCAGTTTAGTAAATGCAAGGTTTAATTATTATTAAACTTTTAGTTGACAAGCATAAACCGCTAGTATAAGCTGTATCCATGACATCAATACACACGGAGTAAAGATTATGGAATACGGTAAGCGCATTGAAAACATCATGGCCCTGCTAAAACAAAAACAGGATTATATCTGTGAATGTATATATAACTGTCGGAATTGATGAAGCAAATAATTTATTAGCGAAACATCTTTTATAGACTATATAGGTTATTAACACACATACATCAGGACAGGGGAATGAAATGAATATTAAACAAATGTTAGGCCAACACCGTAGAGACTTTAGGGCTATATATGAATGTGAGCATTGCGGCGATACCCACGAAAGTTCTGGCTATGATGATGCTAACTTTCATCAGAACGTAATCCCAAATATGGAATGTCCTGCTTGCGGTAAAAAGTCTGGTGACGATTACAAGCCTAATGCCCCACGTTATCCAGAGGGGATGCAGATATGACAGAGCCTGAACTGGAAGAAAGATATGAAGCTATCAAGGCTGCTGCTAAGAAAGTGCAGGAAGAGAATGAATTGAATTTCAAGGAGAATGATAATGAGTAAAGCATATGAAGCAATGCAGAAAGAAACAGGTCTTAAGGTAGGGGATAAAGTTAAGGTTTTAAGGGCTTCTAAGCGCGACGAATGGGGGTGGGACGTAGACTGGAATAATGCCGGAATGGCTAATACGATTGGGCAAACTGGCGAAATATCTACGGTCTTTAATAGATATATTAGTGTTGATTTTGACTCAGGCATGAAGTGGGGATATCCATTCTTTGTCCTTGAACTAATAGAGTCAGCTAAAGAAGTGCCAGAGCCTATTAGGCTTAGTTCTGGTTATCAGGCTGAATTTAAAACGGATGGCGGAATCAAAGTAGGCTGTCAGACCATTGACTTTCCTACTATCAAGAAGATTTACAAGACTGCCAAGAAGGTGCGTGATGAAAAAGACGGCTGACATATTGCCTTTTCCGGTACAGCGGTTAACCAACTGCCCAGAGGGATATTTTTTACACTGGTGCAAGGTACTAGAAAGGGTAGAACCTATCGAAAATGGTGATGTTTGCGCTCTGTGTGATGCTACGCAGCCCGAAGGAGATGAAGATGATTAATGTTGTGGTCGATTTACCTGTGAGAATAGGCGAATACCTTGGGTATATCGACATTGAGGCAGACTATGAGGTAATACAGGGCTATCCGGCTACAGAGACTACGCCTGCTGAACAATCAGGAATAACTGTTCATAGTGCTAGGGTTATATACCAAAACACTGAGATCGGATTAGGTGGCTTTATAGAGGCTTTAGGGCTGGATAAAGACAAGATATTCATTGAGCTGGAAAAGAGAATAGGTGAACTAAATGAGTAACGCTTATGAACTAGCACAGCTATATGCAGCACAGTCAGGTATTTTAAAAGGCTGCGTTAATTCCCTGCTGGATGTTGTTGATATGGAAGATTGTGAGATTAAAAGAAAAATTATTGAATCGGTTAAAAGGGCATTGAAGGAGATTGATGATGAGTAAAGAATTAGAGAAAATAGAAGATACTGAGGTTGTTGTATCTCAGGAGTCAGCAGAAACAAGCGAAAGCGTAGTGGTAATTCCACAAAATCAGCCTGTAACGCCTGACTCTATGCTTATGGCAATGGCTCAAAGCGGGGCTACTCCAGCAGATATATCGGCAATGATGGCTCTTAAGCGGGAGTGGGACGCAGACGAGGCAAAAAAAGCCTATGTTGTTGCTATGGCTCAATTTAAGGCTGACGCTCCATTACTGGTTAAGGATAACGAAGTGCGCTATAAAAACAAAGATGGATCATGGACAGTATATAGTCATGCGAAACTTGGCAGCATGGCCACTTCCATTAGTGAGAGAATGGGAAGGTTTGGATTGTGTTTCAGGTGGGATACAGAACAGCTTGATGGCGGCATGGTGAAGGTTACTTGCGTAATTCCTCATGCTCTTGGTCATAGCGAAAACACAGCACTACAGTCTGGATCGGATCAGTCCGGAGGTAAAAACAACATCCAGGCTATCGGGTCAACTGTTAGCTATTTACAAAGGTATACGCTTTTAGCAGCGACAGGGTTAGCAACTAATGACACAGATGACGATGGGCAATCGGCTGAAGAGATCGACGCTGAGTATATTACTGATGAGCAAATTGCTGATATACGCGCCCTATTAACTGAGATAGGCAAAGACGAAAAGAAATACTTGGCTTATCAGGATATTGGTGATTTATGCGAAATATTAGCCAAACAATATGATGGGGTAATTAAGCAGCTTGAGAGGTCACGTAAATGATTGTCCATGACATGAGCCAAGGCTCTGACGATTGGTTTCAGTATAGAGCTGGCCGTCCTACTGCCTCAAACTTCAAGATGCTGGTTACAAGCACCGGCCTAGCCTCTAAATCAATGAAAGGGTATGCAATGCAGCTTGCGGCTGATAAGTACGCTGGTAAGGCTTTAGATGGCTTCTCAGGCAATCAATACACTGACCGTGGAACAGAACTTGAACCGTTTGCAAGAAAGTATTATGAGTTTGAGAAAGACTGTGATGTTGTAGAAACAGGTTTTATAACTGACGATCTTAACCAATACGGAGCAAGCCCAGATGGTCTGGTAGATGATAACGGACTTGTTGAGTTCAAATGCCAGATAGCAAAAAAGCATATTGAAACGCTATTATATTTTGATAAGCATGATAAATGCCCGCCTGACTATGTTCCCCAGGTTCAGGGGCAAATGCACATAATTGAACGTGAGTGGTGCGATCTGGTGTTTTTTCACCCTGACTTGCCAACATTGGTTATCCGTCAATTTCCTGACGCTAAGGTTATTGACACTTTAAAATCACAGCTCATGGCCGTTATTGCAGAGCGTAATTTAATTTTAAAAACTATCGAAAAATATTAAGGGGTTTATCATGAAAGAAGTTATTGAATACGGAGTAACAGAAGCGGCACTGGCTGAACTTAAAGGGAAGTATGCAAAAGTACCAGACGCAGGCACAAAGGAAGGCTATGCACTGTGCAAGGCTGGCATTGCTGAGATTCGCCCATTACGCACCAGCGTTGAAAAGAGGCGTAAAGAACTGAAAGCCGATGCTCTTGCTTATGGCCGCAAGGTTGATGACCTTGCAAAGACTATCACTAATGCCTTGGTTGCCATTGAACAGCCAATGAAAGACGCTAAGCAGGTTGTTGACGATGAAGTCAAGCGGATTGAAGAAGAAAAGCGACAGGCTGAAATTAAGCGCATTGAGAATATTCAATCACGTATTGTTGAAATTAAAAGCTTTGGTGATGGTTTGCTTAATGCTGATTCAAAATTACTACAGTATTCTATAGACTCCCTGAATAGTACGGTTATCAGTGATGAACATTATGGCGAATTTTGTGATGCAGCCAGCGAAGCTATTAATGCCACTCAGGAGAGATTGACAGCAGCCCTTAATGAGCGTCTTGAGCTAGAACGACAGCAAGAAGAAAACGAACGTATCAGAAAAGAGCAAGAGGCAGAATCAAAACGTCTTGCAGAAGAACAGGCAGAAATACAGCGCCAGCAAGAAGTAGATGCCGCCAAGCTCAAAGAAGAGCAGGAAGAGTTCAGAAAGCAACAGGCAGAAGCTCAAGCCAAAATTGACGCAGAAGCCGCTGAACTGAAAAAGAAACAGGATGAAATGCAGTCTGAGTTAAAACGCCAAGAAGATGAAAGGCTAGCCGAAGAACGTGCCGAGGCAGAAAAGGTCAAGGCAGAAAAGGAGCAGCTTGAACGTGAAAAGCATGAGGTAGAAGAAGCCGAGCAAATGGCTAAAGAGGTAGAAGCAGAGCGTCAGAGAGTTGCAGCAATGAAGCCGGATGCAGATAAACTCAAATTGTTTGCAGGTGATTTGCTGATAATGGATTTCCCAGAGTTAGAAGATGAAAAGTGCCGTAAAATTCTTGCCTCAGCGGTATCAAGTATTAGCGCTATTCATGACGATATAATGAAAAAAGTTGCTGCTCTTAATAAATCCAAAGCAGCTTAATGGAGGATTAAATGATATGAACCAAATAGAATCCAGGAAGGCAGAAAGGCGTACCTATAAAGGCATGAGAAGGGATGCTCTTATGACTGTACCAGTAGAGCGAAGGGCGTTTAAGTATGGAGAACGCCGAATACTTCGCCGGAGACGATCATGACTGAACCAAAGAAAATCCGGTGGATGAAAGCTATATTTCTAGGCATGTTCGCAGCTCATTTAATATTAGGATTTTGCTATGCAGCAAAGGCTTATGAGACATGGGACTTGGTTCCTTGGACTGAGACAGATTTAACTGACGACATAGACTGTGGAGATTAACAATGTCAGATCCAGGCGATTATGCAATTAAAGTAGTAGTAACCCGCTTAATCATAGCCGCAGTATTTATTGTGGCGTGTATTGTTTATTTATATATAGGGGATTAGAGATGAAACCAGAAACGATGATGATAGATGATGTTAAATATGTGCGCGAAGATGCTGTTAATAAAATGGCTAGCGAGCGTGATGGAATGAAATATGTAATTGCACGAACTTACTCTGCGGGAGTATTTGCAGGGTTCCTTGAAAGCCGTGATGGGCAAGAAGTTGTAATGCGTGATGCGCGTCGATTGTGGCAATGGTCTGGGGCTGCTCCACTTTCGCAGTTAGCAATGTCAGGAACATCAAAGCCGGATAGCTCCAAGTTTCCTGAGACAGTGTATACGATTGAATTATTGCAAGTAGTGGAAATACTACATTGCACTAAAACAGCCAAAGAATCTATTGAGAGCGTTGAGATATGGGTAGCGTAAACGACATTAACGATGGCTCTGGCTATGGCTCTGGCTATGGCGATGGCTATGGCTCTGGCTCTGGCTATGGCTATGGCTCTGGCTATGGCTCTGGCTCTGGCTATGGCTCTGGCTATGGCTCTGGCGATGGCTCTGGCTATGGCTATGGCTCTGGCTCTGGCGATGGCTATGGCTCTGGCTCTGGCTCTGGCTCTGGCTATGGCTCTGGCTATGGCTATGGCTATGGCTCTGGCGATGGCTATGGCTCTGGCTATGGCTCTGGCTCTGGCTATGGCTATGGCTCTGGCTAACATTTTATTATTTATATATGAGGTGAGGTATGAGTACACCAACTGATTTAATAGAAGGATTGAAAATAATATTTAGGTACGCCAGTGCAGAAGAATTAATTGACCATTGTTTTCAGGCAGAGCATGACCAGATATGGTGCTGCTCATATAGCGGCGACAAAATGACAGAGGGCGAATTATCCATAATGAATGATTTTGGATGGTTTGAGGATGAGGATGCATGGAGTATGTTCACGTAATGATTAACAAGGTAACTATATAAAGAATTATGGCT